ACCAGGGTCGAGCGGGGGGCGGGTCATGGGCGAAGGATGGCAGAGGGTGGGGAGGATGTCAACAATAAGTGGGTGTCCCTTGGTTCGCATCTGTAAGTGGGTGTCCCTTAGTTGAAAAAACCCCGCCCTTCTTGCGAGGGGCGGGGTGCTAAGGCTTTCATCTCAAGCAACCCGTTTTTTGATAACGGGTTCTCGACTGGTCCAATTTACAGGCCGTCGCCGATGAGCAGCGCGCCGGCAGAGGCCGTGGTCGAGTTGCTGGCAAGCACCAGCGAAGAAGCCTGCACGCCAACCAACTGAACGAGGACGTCTTGGTTCGCGTTCTGGGCGAACACATAGGTGTCACCACCGAAGACGAAGGCCAGCGTTTCGCCATTCGTCGCCGCCACGGCAGCCGCTTCTGTGAGCCACTCGCCCAGCGTGTCGACGGTGGATGCTCCCGCACCCGAGAGCGTCAGGATACCATTGGTAACCGTGTAGGTCACGCCCGCCGCCTGGCCAGTGCCGCTGCCATCGTTCTTGATGGCAACCGCAAGGCCGGTCCCGGTGGTAGAAGGATTACTATCATCCTTCGTGAGGTCGATAGACAGCATGCTGGCGTTGGCCCCACCGGCGGACGCTCCCTGGAAGTTGGTTACGCTGCTGAAGTCGGCACCGGTGCTAATCGCACTCAGGAGCGTGAAGCCGTTGACGACGTCAGCAGCACCCGTGAACGAGTCGTTGCTTGTCGCATTTGCGTCGCTGTTGGACGCAACCTTGATGACGTCGCGACCTTGTCCAGCGTTGATCGTATCTTGACCGAGGCCGCCGGCCATGACGTCGGCGCCTTTGCCGCCGGTGATGTTGTCCTTGGCGGCACCTCCGCCAATTCCGACCACTTTCCCACCGCAAAGGCATATTTTCAGTCTAATCGGATATTTATTTTGTCGTTTCAAAGAGTTAGCCGCGTAACCTATCTATATAGACGCAATTTGCAGCCAATCCGGCGTACTAACTACCTACCAACCGAAGCCATCTAGTGCAAAGGCCACCCAATGTGTCTCATCAGGTGGCCTTTGCGCCGTTTCGGTGGCTCGGGATGCTGTGCTCATTGTGGCACATCAGGGGGATTTTGTGCCTTCAGGATCACGCCAATCGCCCCGTCATCTCGCGTCACGAACTCGATGCCGGCCAGGGTCAGGGCCTTGGCCACCTTGTTGAGCGTGGAGCCTCGGCTGTCGGCCAGCGCCCCTTCCATGTGCAGCAGCGCTGACATCGAGATGCCCGAGGCCTTGAGCAGGTCGTCCCGGCTTCAGCCCAGCATCGCGCGTGCGGCGCGGATCTGTCTTCCGTCGATCATGGTCGACTCCTTTTTGGGTAGGTAAATATTGCAGTCTATTCGACGCTTTTTATGTCCTTTCCGGCGCATTGTATCGTAGTATGACCCTCAATAGATAGAGGAGTTTGATGATGCCAGCACAAACGTTGACGACCGAATTCCTGGCCACCCTGCCAGGTCGCGAGCCTGCCTCCGGGGCCGTGAGTTACTTCGATACGGAGATCAAGGGCTTCCTGCTGGAGCATCGCGCCAGCGGTGGAGCGACCTTTTACTTCCGCTACCGCGATGCCGCCGGAAAGATTCGGCTGAACCGGATTGGCCGCTCGGATGAGATTTCGGTATCGGATGCCCGGGCCAAGGCGCACAAGATGAAGCAGATGGTCACCGAGGGTGGCGATCCGAAAATGGAGAGCCACCGCTTCAAGGATGTGCCGACCTTCGGTAATTTTGTGGCCGAGCGCTATCTGCCCTACGCCAAGACCCGCAAGCGCAGCTGGGAGACGGATGAGACGATGCTGCGCAACCACCTGCTGCCGGTGTTTGCCGAACTCCGGATGAATCGCATCACCCGCTCCGATGTAGTGGCCTTCCACCACGCAGTGTTCGAGAAGGGCTACGCAGCAGGCACCTGCAACCGGATGGTGGTGCTCTTGAAGTTCATCTATAACTGCGCCATCCGCTGGGAGGTGTTGCCGCCGGGCAGCAATCCCTGCGTGGGGGTGGAGCCTCTCGAGGACCACGGCGCCCGGGAGCGCTACCTGACCACGGACGAGGTGCAGCGGCTCTTCGATGAGCTCGACACCAACCGCAATGTGCAGGTGGGCCAGGTGATCCGGCTGCTGCTCTACACCGGCGCTCGCAAGCGCGAGATCCTGGACGCACGCTGGGACGAGATCGATTTCAACCGGCGGATGCTGACGGTGCCGGCGGCACGGTCCAAGTCGAAGAAGCCGCGCCACATCCCGCTGTCGGATGCGGCACTGGAATTGCTGCTGTCGCTGCCCCGGCAGGAGGACATCCCTTGGGTGTTCTTCAACCCAAAGACGAAGAAGCCACCGGTGTCGATCTTCTACGCCTGGGACTCAATCAGGAAGAAAGTGGGGCTGGGCGAGGTGCGGCTGCACGACCTGCGACACAGCTTTGCCAGTTTCCTGGTCAATGCCGGGCGGTCGCTGTACGAGGTGCAAAAGCTCCTCGGGCACCACGACCCGAAGGTGACGATGCGCTACGCGCACCTGTCGCCGCAGGCGATGCTGGAGGCGGTCAATGTGGTGGGGAATGTCGTGGGGCGGCGGCCGGTCGCAGCTAACACCGACGCCCCTCAGGTGGCGGCTATGGCGTGACCTGCTGGCCCGCCGCATCAGCGCGGAAGTAGCTGTCCCAAAATTTCAGCGCCTCATCGAACAATTTGTTCAATAGGCGCTGCTCCCCTCCCTCCAAGGTCACGACGTACTCAGCCGGATGTTCGGAAACAGGACCACCTGGCCCGAAGTAGAACGTTGCCCCCAGCATCTCCACGTCTGTCGCCGCCACTTTGCCTTGCAGCTTGGTCATTCGAGCGTGCTTGTACAGCGTGGTGATGTCGTGCATCACCCCCAAGGCCGGGCACTGCTGGCGCAAGGTAGCTTGAAGATCGGACTTCTGCTGGCGCTACGGATTCAAGCGTGGGTCCTCGAAGATCCAGTCGATCAGGTGCCACAGCGACGCCGCCAAGTTGAAGGCTTCCCTGGCCGTTGGATGCTGGCGGTAGTGCAGCGCGTTCGGTAGCACCACCTCCTGCCAGTACTGCGCCGGCGACTCTATGCCCAGTACCGATGCCATCACACCGCCTTGATGTTGGGCATGCCACCTGGGCCGGCCGCGTGGATGCTGTGGAAGCGATCCAGCAGACTGTGCAAGCGGGCGATATCGGGATTCAACCACAGGAGCCAGGTTTCCGACTCCCTGACCAATGCCGGCAAGTTGGGCCAGTGCCAGACAGGTTCATGGTGGAACACCCGGTTACGCAGGGTGCGCAACTGAGCCGCATAAGGAGACTGATCTTTTCGGGTGCGCAGCTTGCGGGGTGCGTTGCCGAAAATCTTCGGTGCCATGGCTGGCCAGAGAACCCGACTGCGCTCGTAACGAACATCCAGCAAGCTGGTCCAGAACCCAAACGTCAACTCCGCCACCACGCGCCCGGGGGTTGGACTCAGCCGGTGACGAGCAATCTTCTGCTTGGCCTCCAGAACCTTGGAGGCATCCCGCTGATCCAGCCACGCGTCGTCGTACCAGTCCTGTCGCTGGAAATGCTGGCTGAGCACCTGATGGAACCGATTGCGCAACGTGATTTCACTCAGGTTGAGCAAGGGATACAGGCTCTCACACAGCGCGATGTTCCAGAGGTAGAGCGCCACGGCCAAGTCACGGTCACCGCCCGCGTGGTTCAGGTAAGGCGCCAAGCGCTCGGGTGCGAAGGCTGCCTCGAGCTCCGACCAGGTGATCGTCGTGCCCGACGGGGTCGGTGCTGCTTGGCTGCGGGAGTCTGTTTGTTGCATGGATTGCCCTCTCTACCTCGCCGTCAAGGCACAGCGGGGACTGGCAATCGGTGGCGGAGGTATGTTATATTTCGTCTGCAGTCCCCGGGCTATTCCTCTCCCAGTCTCCAATGAGTCTGGTGATGAACCCGGGGTTAGTCTTTTCTGGGGCCGGAAAATCACGAATCCGTCCCCTAGCCAAGCCGTCATTTTACCGGCGCACCCCAATGCAAAGCAAAAATCCCCCGACCCCACCACCGGCGAAGGCAGTGAGATCGGGGGATCGTCGTGTCTATTTATCGTGCTCGGCAGCACCGGTCAGCGAACCGACCCACGCCACTTGTCGAAGCTGCGCGCCCCGGTGTAGCCCAAGTAGCCGGCACCGAAGAGCCACCATAGGCTCTCGGGCACTGCGCCCAGCAGCCTGTTCAGGTTCTCCGCGGCCTGGAAGACATGGGTTGGCCACCAGATGCCGATGATGGCGCCCATCACACACAGCAGGATCGCCAGAGACTCGTCTGCATCTCCTGCAATGCCAGTTGCCCCTCGGCCTGCAGCAGCGCGAGTTTGGCTTTCTCCCGCTGTGCGGGGTCCAGCACCAGGCGGTCGATCAGGCGACTGCCGGCTTCCAGCAATCCTGGGGCCAAGGTGGTGAGTAGCGGGGTCATGCCGCACCCTCCACGAACTCGGCCATCCGGTTCATCCAGCCCGCAGCAAAGGCCGACTGCCTGGGGTCGTGGGTGATCAGCTGCCCGAGATGGCGCAGGCGCTGCCCCAGCACCTTGCCGTACAGCACACCTTGGTCGGCAGCCGTGAGCGCGGCTCGGGTCTTGGGACCAATGACGCCATCTGCGGTGATGCCAAGTGCTGCCTGCAGCCACTGCACCGCTCGCCTCGGCCCGGAATGCACGCCGGCGTCCACCAGCAGATGCAGCAACCCCGGATGGGTGATGGCCTCGAACCCGGGACCGGTGATGTAGTTCTGGCGGTAGATGGCACGGGCTTCGGTCTCTGTCAGTGCTTGCACCTCAGCGACCGTGGCCGGGCGACCCAGCTTGCGCCAGCTACCCAGCGTCTGTGCGGTGATGCCGTACTTGGTCGGCCCACCCCGGTCGGCGGGGTGATTCACGTAGCCGCCTTCCCGGCGCAGGATGTCGTCGAGGATGGTGTCGATGGCGTTCATGGCTGCTCCCTTTCTGCGGGTGTGCCCAGGCGCTTTTGCGCCCAGTGCTCCAGTTGGTAGATGGCCTGGCTGCCCATGTGGCCAGAGATGCCGACCAGGGCGGCAGTGACCAGCGGGTTGAACTGCGCGGCCTCGCACAGCCAGAAGGTGATGAGACCGGCAAACGCCGAGGTAGCGATCTCACCGATGAGCTCCACCACATTGAAAGCTCGGGTCTCGCCGGATTTGACCTTGCGGTAGAAATTGATTAGACCACCCCAGGCGGCCAGCCCTGTCACCCACAAGTAGGTGATCAGGCCGTAGGTCGAAGGATCTTTTTCGGGCATGGGGTCTCCTTATTCGGAAGTCGTGATGGACACGGGCGAAGCGGTGAAGCGCTCGCACTCGACTTGGGTCGTGTAGCCCTGGGCGCCGAGCCGGTGTTCGACGCGCTTGATGCGCCAGTCGGTCGGGATGCCGGGTCGCAGCGTGATGGAAAGCCGGCCTTCGGCGGCCAAGCGTGGGTCGCCGGGTAGGCTGAAACTGAGTTCCCCTTGTCCTCTTTCACCCGTGTTCTTGCGCGTAGCCGCTGCAGCCTTGGCCTCAGCCTCGGTGGCGTGGACGTAGCGGATTTCCTCGAATGGCGGCTGGCCGGTGGTCACTTCCCGGCGCTCGCCTTTCTCGAAATCCCACCAGTAGGCCTTGGCTCCGCCGGTGCTGACCTTGGGCGGCGACTGGCCGTCCTCCCCCTGCGCGCTGCCAGTGCCGGCGGGTTTGCGCGCACTGTGCTGGTAGCGCCACTGCGCCAGTTGCTCGGGTTCCAGCTGTAGCGTCGGCAATACCTGTCCGGTAACAGTCTTGGCCGCCCCTTGGCGGGCGAGCACCAGGAAGCCGGCGACGGGTTTCGCCACCGCATCGTGCTTGGCGGCCAGGCGCGTGAGCAGCGCCATGTCCGATTCCTCGGTCTGGTCCAGATGCGGGATGGCAATGGCGCCGAGTTCGGGGTCAATCTTGGCCTCGTACCGATGCTCAGCAGCAATGGCCTGGACCAGCTGGCCCAGGGTGGTCGCATCCCAGGAGCGGGTCTTGGGGCTTCGAAACGGGCCGACCATATCGGCGGCCTTGGCCGAGACCGTCAGCGTCGCCGGTGGTGAGCGCATCTCGACCTCATCGACAATGAAGCGCCCCATCGATACCAGCCGGGTTTCGGCATAGCCCAGCGACACCGTCAGCACCGTGCCGATGCGCGGCAGCTCGGCAATGGCGCCATCCTCACGGCGACGATCATCGAGGGTCAGTTTCAGCTCGTCGGACTGGATGCCAGCTTCGTCGGTGACCACCAGCTCGATCAGCCGGTCGCGGATGGCAGCGGTGATTTCTTGGCTGTCGGCGTAGAGGCGGAAGATGGGTTGCATCGATCCCTCCTCATGACCACAGCCGGATCACCGGCGCTTCTACCGGCAGCGGCAACTCCGGCAGCTCGATCACCAGACCAGCGGTAAGGACTGGGGGCAACTGCGCCAGTGAGGGATTGGCCTCGAGCACGGCAGCCAGTACATCGCCTCGCCCGTAGTGCTGCCAGATGAGGGCATCGAGGACATCCCCATCCCGGGTGATCACGCGCCTGAAGAGGGCTCGGGTCATGACTGATCCTCCCCGTAGGCCTTGAGCTTGATGCGGAACTCCAGCTTCCTGGGCTGGCCATCGTCGGCGAACACGGTGCGGGTGTCGCCAATCTCCGTGATCACCCAGGCGCCCCAAATGCGACCCAGACCATCGACCAGTTGCAGTGGCTTGCCGGCGTCAGCGAGGGATCTCATGGCTTCGATCTGCCCCAGGCCACCCTTGAAGCTCGGGTAGACCACGCCGTCGAGTTCGATCTCGCCAAGGCTGCGCCCGACGAACTGCAGGGCAGGATCGCGGTTAATGCGTGCCTGCTCCTGCCAGCGCCAGGACTGGTTGAGTGAGAATTTTTGGTAAGCGAGCGTCGCGATTTCAAAACGAAACTCGCCCAGGCCCAACATCACCCGTTCGGCCATGGCACACCTCGGTAAAGAATGAAAAAAGGAAACGTCTGATCAGAATCAGTCGTACATCGCCGCTGCCGGACTTCGGGTGGTCTCGCGCATCAGCGCACGCAGGCGCGACTCGATGAGCGCTGCGATCTCGCGCGCATCCATTCCGGGTGGTGCGTTGACCGTGATCGGTGCCGACAGCGACACACTGGTGTTGCCGCGCGCAGCCAGCGGTTGCGCAGGCATTGCCATCGGCCGGGTGTTTGCTACTGCCGGACTGCCCGCTGACATCGGCGTGATGCCAACCGGCGCGGTACCGACAGCTGGACGCGACGCAGCCAGCGCGGCAGTGCCACCCATAGCCGCTGGACGCGAGGATGTTGGTGCCGTGGATGTCGGCGCAGCCTGCTTCTCGCTGCCGAAGAGCGAACCGAACCAGTCGCCGACCTGCTTGCCGGCGTTTATCGCCCAGCCGATCTTGTTTGCGATCCAGTCGATGGCTTGACCAACGGTGGCGGTGATGCCCGACCAGAGACCGGTCATGAAATCCGCCACCGGCTGCCAGGCGGCACTGATCAGGGCCAGTGGTGAGAAGGACACCAGGGCCGTAAAGCCCTCGATCACCCACCCCACCAGCGTGCCCACGGTCCGGATCGGTAGAGTCAGCACCGTAAAAGCTGTGCTCAACACACCACCGATCACCGCCCCGAGCGATTGACCCGAGGCCGAGAGTGAAGCGAACTCGTCTTGGGTGAGTGTCACCGGCGCAAACAGTTGTCCGATCCAGCCGACCACCCGGCTCACGCCATCGGCGATGAAGCCGAAGACATTGGCAATGGCCGTCCCCATGGGCGCGAGTGGCGCCAGTGCTGTGGAAAGACTGCTGATCGCCGGCTGCACGGCGGCGCGAATGCCCTCGAACACGCCACCGACGTAGGCAGCGATGGGGCCCCAATACTTACGGATCACCAGCGCTAAGCTAGCGACCGCTACGCCAATCCCCGCCACGATCCAGGTGATCGGGTTGGCCAGCAAGGCTGCCGTGGTGGCACCAATGGCCGGCAACATCGACCAGAAGGCTACCGCTGCCGACTTGATCGGGGCGATCAGACCCAGGGCACTGGTCTGAATGCGGGTCCAGGCGAGCGACAGCAATCCGCTACTGGCACCCGTAGCAGCCAAAGGTCCAGGCGTAGCCGAGCGCAATCGTCGCCACTTTCAAACCGAGCACCGCACCGACAGTGCCCACCACCACTTGCGTGACGATGGGAAAGCGTTCCGCCAGGGCCGAGAGTCCCTCGATGGGTTTCATCAGCGCCCCCACCAGACTGTTCAAGGCCGGCAGCAGGGCGTTGCCCACCGTGATGCCCAGGCGGCTCATCTGGTTCTTGAGGAGCTGCAGGTTGTTGGCGGTGGTGGCCGAGCGGGCTTCGTACTCTGCCTGCATCGAGCCGGCGTAGGCTTGCTCTTGGGCCACCAGGTCCAGGGCGCCTTTGTAAGTATCGAGCGATCCGACCAGCTTGGCGATGTCGTCGGCGTATTCCGCACCGAAGAGGTCAGAGAGCGTGCCCATCACATCCGGGGCGGATTTGACCTGCTCCAGGAAGGTGACGATGGCGCCCTGCGCATCCTCGGCGATCATCTTCTTCAACCCCTCGGCGCTCATGCCAATGCTGAAGAGTCCCTCTTGAAACTTCGCACCCTGCTTGTCGGCGGTGGCGAGCTTCATCAAGAGCGCATTGATGCTGGTGGCGGCCACCTCGGGCGGCGTCTTGAGCGCCAGGAAGGTGGCGCCCAGCGCATTCAACTGTGCGCCGGACAGGCCGAAGAGTTTGGCGGCCGAGCCGGCTCGGTTGGCAATGTTCAAGAGGTCGGATGCCTTGGCATCCATGTTGTTGGACAGGTGGTTGATCGCATCCCCAAGCTTCACCACCCCGTCTTGCGTCAGCCCAAAGATCGAACGCAGACCCGTCATCGCGGCGCCGGCCTGCTGACCGGACAGATCGAAGGCGACGCCCATCTTGGCGGCATCTTCGGCAAAGCGCAGCAGTTCATCCCGGGCGATACCGGCCTGACCTGCAGCAGCGACGATGGCGCCAATGCCATCGGCGGCCATCGGGATGCGCGTCGACATCAAGAGCACATCTTTGGACATCTGCCCGAACTGCTCGGGTGTGTCGAAGTTCACGACCTTCTTGACGTCGGCCATGACCGACTCGAACTGGACCGCCGGTTGCACCAGGCCATAGAGCGCGCCGCCTAAAGCGACCGCGTCCATCATCTGGGCGCGGTAGGCGCTGCGGCTGTCCAGATTGCGGTCCTGCGCCTGTTGGGCACGGGTCAGGGCTTCGGTTCGGGTGCGCAGGGTCCCCAACTGGCTGCCCAGGCGTGCGGACTCGGTGCCCATGGCGCGGGTGTTGACGCCCGCACGCTGCAGCGATCCCGAAAGTTCATCCACGGCTGCCCGCTGGCGACGGTAGGCCTCTTCAGCCCGGGTGGCGGCGGCACGAGCACGCTCGAGTTCGCGGGCCTGCTTGGCGGTGGCGCCGCCCTCTTGTCCGGCGATGTTGGCCTCCAGTCCGGAGACCTTCTGCTGCGCGGCGCGCATGGCCAGTGCCGCATCCCGAGCTTGGGTGCGCAGGGTTTCGAGCTGACGGATGCCCGACTGCTTGTTACCCAGCTCTGCCATGGTGGAGCCCAACTGGTTCAGCTGGGCCTGGGCACCACGCACCGCCGAGCCGAGCGAGGCCGCCAGCGTGGCACCGATGCTGATCTGAACGGGATGCGCTGTGGCCATGGCAAAACCTCAAGGAGTCGGCACGGCCGACAAGCGGCGTGCGATGACCAAGGCCTCGACCAACTCACTCACCTCCAAGGCAAGCAACTCAGATCGAGGCCAGTGGGTGTAGAGGGCGAGCTCCACCACGAGGGAGGACAGCTCACCCGGATTCACTGCAAAAAACCGCCCAGCACCTTCTGCAGCTGGGCGTAGTCTTTCATGTCGAGCTTGAGGATCGCCACTGGCGGCAGCTCGGCGAGATTCGCGATCAGACGGATCTCGCGCTCGGCATCGGTCCCCGCCGACTTCTGCGCGGCCAGGTGGTCGCCCACGGTGGGACGGCGCAGGGCAACGTCGGCAATCGGCACACCATCGTGCTCGATGGGAAAGTTGAGTTTGATGCGTTCGGACATTGGAGTCTCCCTGGTTGACGATGTGATTTGACTGGCGTAACCTTTGGCGTTACCATTGGCGCATGATCAAGTCGTTTTCTTGCCGCGATACAGAAATGTTCTTCGCAGGAAAGCGCATTCCCCGTTTCGTGGCCTTTGAAGCGACGGCGATGCGTAAGCTGCAGCAGTTGCACGCGGCACCGAATCTCGACTTCCTGCAGGTGCCACCAGGCAACCGGCTGGAAGCCCTCTCGGGAGACCGTGCGGGACAGCACAGCATCCGCATCAACGACCAATGGCGGGTGTGCTTTGTTTGGGAAGCAGGCCATGCCTGGCAGGTCGAGATCGTGGATTACCACTGATGGAGGACCCACCATGACTCGCGAAGTACCCCTCATCCATCCGGGTGAAATCCTGCTCAAGGACTGGCTCGAACCCTTGGGGATCAGCCAGTACGCCTTGGCCAAGGCGATTGGTGTGCCGCGTCGGCGCATCAACGAGATCGTGCAGGGACATCGGGCGATTACCGCCGATACCGCCGCGCGGCTGGCCGCCTTCTTTGGCGTCGATGCCGAAGGTTGGCTGGCGCTGCAGTCCCATTACGACGCGGAAGTGGTGCGTGAGCGTTTGAGCGATGTTCTGGCTCGTATCCAACGCTACGATCACACTCCTCACAACCCAATTGCCGCCCGCACCGCCTCCATCTGATCGATCCCACCCACCTGGCGCACCAGGTTGATGGCGTCGATCTCGATCAACGCCTCGTCATCGATGGTGAGCTTGTCGTCGCTGGCGGCCACCGAGACCTTGAGGGTGCTTTTGTCGCCGGGCTTGCAGGTGCCGGCGTCGAGCTTCTTGACGCCACCGCGTTGGTGGTTACGACGGCAATGGCGTGCAGGCTTGATCGTGGGGCTGGCTCTTGGTTTGAAACAGAGCCATATTTGGTGCTATATTTGTCACCAAACTCGCAGGAGATCCGTCCATGGACACGCTCTACGCCGACTACACGATCAGCATGTCCGAGTTCAAAAGGAACCCGGCGCAGGTGCTACGCGCCACCGGGGATAAGCCCGTGGCTGTGCTCAACCATAACCGTCCAGCCTTCTACCTGATCACGCCCAAGCTCTTCGAGGCGCTTGTCGAGGAACTGGCCGACCGCGACCTGGTGGATCTGGCTCGCCAGCGTCTCGCCATGGCTGATCAAGCGGTTGAGGTCGATCTTGACCAGCTCTGAGGTGCCGCCAAGCGCGACGCGGTATCGACTGAAATTCCTGCCTGCTGCACTGCAGGAATGGGATGCACTCGACGGCAGCGTCAAAGCTGCGCTGAAGAAACTGCTCAAAAAGCGCCTTGAGCAGCCGCGCGTGCCAGGCGCAGCGCTCGGTGGGGGTCTGCGCGAGTGCTACAAGATCAAACTGCGCAAACAGGGCTACCGGTTGGTTTATCGGGTTGAAGACGACGCGCTCGTCGTGCTGGTCCTGGCTGTAGCCAAGCGTGAGAATCTTGCGGTCTATCACGCTGTTCTTGGGCGTCTGCTCTCGGAGCGCTCGCGTCAGCAATAGACAATCGGGCATAACAACAGGTGGTCGTCCTTCGCTCACACCCCAATCGCCGCGCGAATGGCTTGCATCTGATCGGTACCGCCCACCTGGCGCACCAGGTTGATGGCGTCGATTTCGATCAACGCCTCGTCAGCGATGGTGAGCTTGTAGTAGCTGGCGGCCACCGAGACCTTGAGGGTGCTTTTGTCGCCGGGCTTCCAGGTGCCGGCGTCGAGCTCCTTCCAGCCACCACGCAGATTGACGATGACGGGTTTTGCCTCCATCCCCTGCGCCTGGATGGCGCCCCGGATGGTGATCTGGGTGGCGGCGTTATCCAGCAGGCCGAAGAGCTTGAAGACCTCGGGATCGTGGTCGGCGATGGTGAGCTCGGCTTCGAGCTTTTCCATGCCGAGGTCGATCTCGACCGGCAGATCCATCCCGCCGGCGCGGTGCTCCTCGGTCTTGAGGGTAAGTTTGGGCAGTTGAATCTCGTCGATGCGCCCGGCGTAACCCCGGCCGTCAACGAAAAGGTTCATATTCTTCAATACACGCGGCAGTTCGATGGCCATTACAGAATCTCCTCAAGATCGTCATCGACCAGGTGCGAACGGAAGATGATGTGCTCGGCCGGATACGGCGGGGTGAAGTCGAAGTTGAAGTAAATCTTCCCGTCCGCAATCGAAGTCGGCGAGTTCAGATCCGGGTCGGCCCAGCACTTGCCACCGAGGATCGCGCCTTGCGCCTTCAACTGGCGCAGGTAGGCATTGACCCCTTCGGTCACTTCCTCGACATAGGTCTTGGTGATGTTGCGATCCACCGCCCAGAGGTGGGCGCGCAGCAGCGACTCGTTGATCATGTCGGCGGTGCGACGGACACTCAGGAAAGCCCACTTGGGGTCCGAGGAGCAGGTGCGGTTGCCCCACAGGCGGTAGCCGTCTTCGTGGATGATGGTGGCCACCTCGTTCTCGTTGAGCAGGTTGGCCCGGGCGTTCGGGTCGCCGAGTGCGAAGTCCACCGGACGGTGGCTGCCAACGATGCCGTTGATGACGTTGTTCGAGGGCGACCACCAGAAACCCCGGTCGTTGTCGATCTTGGCGATCAGACCGGCGACGCGAGCGGAGACCGGCTCGGTGACCACGGCGCCGCTCTTCATGACCTTGACGTGCGGATCGACCACATAGATGCGTGGTGAACCCCAGTCCTCGCGGTAGTCGATGGCGGCAGCGTCCGTGGTGTTGGGGCCGTCGGCGATGATCACCGCGCGCAGGCGCTCGGCAATGCCCAGCAGTTCCGCCACCACCGGGTTCGCCAATTGGCGGAGGTTGTCGTCAGTATCAACGGGACGCTGGTGGGTAAAACCCGGGGCGATCAGGATGCGCGGTGTGACTTTGGCCACCGACTGGGCCGCCAAGAGTGCCTGCAGCCCGAGGTACTGGCCGTGCGCATCGACGCCACCGATGACATTCGTTTGCGTTTCGGCCTCCGTCGCGCCTTCGGCGACCCGGATCACCACCACCAGGGCGCCGGCCTGATCGAAGATGCCGTCGATGGCCATCGGCAAGGTGCCGGTGCTGCCCAATTTGGCCGCCTCCAGGCGGCTGCCGGCAATCAACACCGGGGTGTTCAACGGGAATGATGTTTCATCGGCATCCGGTGCGGTGCCAACAAGGCCGATCACCGAAGATCGGACGGTGCGAATGGGACGCGGGCCGTTGTCGATTTCAACGACCTCGACCCCGTGAAGAAAGTGATCTGCCATGGGTGGGCTCCAGAAGTAAAAAATCCGCCAGCGGCGGATCGGGAAATAAGGGGGTGACGGCTCGACAGAATCAGGCGATAGGTTGGCCTTCATCGGCCTCGATGGACTTCTCGCAGTGGTTCGGATCGAGTCGGTCGAGCAGTCGGCACAGCACGCAGGCCCAGCGCTTGCCCTCACGGGCAGCTTTGCCGGCACGACTGGAGATCGTCTCGTCCTCGTACCCGCCGAATGCGGCGTTGGCCAGCTGGTCGTGGGCGACCGCCAGGGTCCAGGCGCGGCGAGAACCGGCAAGTGCAGCGGCGAGCATCCAGACGGAGGCAACCAGCGCCGCGATCTGGCACAGCAGCCAAATCGCCAGCATCGACAGACGGTGTTGGATCGCTGCCATCACTGCAAAATCTCCTGCACCCGGGCCTCCGTCAGCAGACCGCTGACAGCGAGGGCCTGCAGGCCGCTGATGGTCTGGGCATCCGCCAAATTCACCTCTTCAGCGATCTTCAACTTGTCGAGAAACACCTCGACCAGGACCTCGGTCTTGGCGGCGGTGTAGATCGCGGCCAGCTCCTCCATCGTGAAGCGGTTCATGAAAGCGAGCTTGGTGATCACGCGGATCGGTTCCACCGGCGTGGCGGCAAGTCCCGTCTGCGCTTCCTCGATGGCCGCGAGTACCTCCTCATCCGTCTTGCCGGAATAGACATCCACCACCTTGCCCGCTTCGACCCGATAGCGTGCCGCCAACCGTGACTGCTTGGTGGTCAGCTTGATCCAACCCGCCTCGGGCGTATCGGTCTCGATCACCGCCACCGCATCGTTGCGGATATCGAAATAGACGCTCATACGTTTACCTCCACATAGAACGGATAGGTGCCGCCGGTGTTGTAGCCGTTGGGAATGGGCAGCACGATTTGCGGCGGGGATACGGTGGCGGTTTGCACTGCACAGTCGTAGCCGTAGACCGCACCGCTGCTGGCCGCGCTGTAGCTGCTCGACGCATTGAAGGCCACCGCAAAACCCGATTCCCCCCAGTGCAGCAGGCTGCGTCCGTCCGAGGTTTGGCTGTCCGCGTACATCACCTTCGCCGACGAGGAACGCTTGTTGACGGTGACGACCCCGAGGCCTGCGCCGTAGTAGTAGTACTGGCTGTAAAAGGCCACAGTGCTGCCATCACGGGTCTGCATCACCTGCATCCCGGAACCCCGGGCGTTGTGACGACCGTAACTGGTTGTCACGCCAAAGGAGATGGCGTTGACCAGGGTACCGAAGGTAGTGTCCCCGGTGCGCGGCACTCGCACCACGTAAAGCGCAGTGCCGGCATTGAAGAAACCGATGTAGACATCCCCGTTGTCGGTGAGCACCGGCGTGGCACCGCCGACCGCCTCGGCATTGGCCGCTGGCGTCCAGCCTGACCAGGTGATCGGCACTTCGAGCGGCGTGATGGCCGACAGGACGGTCTCGAGGTTGCTGCTCTCATCGAGCACTGGCAAGTTGCGATACAGCCGCAGCCACATCCCGCTGCTGGACGTGGCAGAGCTTCCCCCTAGAATGACAAGCTCGTTGCGGGTGCGGTTGTAGGACGCTGTGCCAAAGTAGCCGTTTGGCAGGCCCGCCACCGTGAAGCGGCTGATCCAGCCCCGGGCACCGTTGGAGACCACCACCATTTCCACTTCAGCGCGGCGGGTGAGATAGAGGTGTGCGTTCCAGAGCAGCAGCGTGAGGCTGCCATCGGCCAGATCGCCGTTGACGAAGGCATCGTTCGCTTCGGTCTTGGTTTCCAGCCCGAAGCTGGGACTGCGCTGCGGCAACAGGATCGCGCCACGCTTATCGAGGTTCCAGCGGTCGTGACCAAACTCGCCGCAGCGACCGGTGTAGTGGTCAAAGTTGCTATTGCTGCTGCCGGGGGCCGTGGTCGCGCCACCGAAATTGATCGCTTGCTGGTGCGCGCCGTCGTAGTAGAACGCGTTGCCGCTGGTGTTGGCCGGCCCGGACCAGGCACCACCCAGCGCAAACACCGGATCGAGTGAGACCCCCTGGCCCGAGGGCTGGACCGTGCCGTAGGAGGCGTAGCCACTGACCGAGATCGGCGCCATGGCGGAGGACAGATTCGGAATCTGCCGGGCAAGCTTGAAGTCGCCGTCGAGCAGCCGGTAGTAACTGCCCCCGCTGCCCCCAAAGTTGCACACGGCGTAACGCACATCGCTCACGGGGCCGTCATTGCGCCCGAGCGGATTGGAAAGATACCGTCCCATTACGCCACCTCCTCGATGCCCCAGGCATTGAAGCTGACCGTGGCGGCGCTGGCCTGCACCACGATCTTCTGACCGGCGGCCAAGGACAGCGCAGTGCGTTCCAGCACCTCGGTCGCTGCCAGGCTCACATCGAATTCAATGAACTCGCTCTCGGCCGGCGTGCTTGACGCGGTCAGCGCCACGCGCAGCTTGGCGGCTGCCGTGCCCTTGTTGCAGGCCGCGACATTGACCACGGCGCGGCGGCCGGTGGGCACTTCGTAGAGGATCGCCAGCGTGTTGGCGGCTGGCAGCGCCGTTCCCAGAATGGACATCGAGAGGGCTCCTTAGAGTTGGGCAAGGAAGAAGGTCTTGCGCCCCAGCACCAGTTGCTGGGTGACGCTGTTGGCAGCGGCTTGCGCCGTGGCCACCGCCTGATCGGCTGCGCTTTGCGTGGCAGCAATCGCTTGGTCGCGGCTACTGGCGGTTTGCTGGATCGCGGTCTGGGCAGCGGCATTGACGGTGGCCACCGTGCTGGTCTCGGTCTGCGCCATGACCGCCAGTGCCGCGTTCTTGGTCTGCGTGACGGAAGCCTCCGCCGCCGTCTTGGTCGCGGTGATGGAACTCTCAGCGGCGGTCTTGGTGGCCGTGACGTTGGCAATCGCCACATCGGCGGCTGTGGCAATGGCATCCAGCGTCGCGGTCTCGACGGCGTTGGCGTGCTCGGTGATCTCGGCGATCTTGATGTCGCCCATCTCCTCGACTTCGAGGACGGTGGCGCGACCACCGATGCGGTCAATGGCGGTGCCGAGATAGGCAAGCTCTTCCGGTGTGGCGATCTCGGCGGCGGTTTCGATCTTGGCTTTGATCGCGCGCACCGCATCGCGCAGCAAGGGGTCTTTGGCCATGAGGCGCTCCCGTCTTAAAAACCGAACTGGTGAAACACCCGCAATTGCTGGCGGTGCAGCCGTTCGGTGAGTTGGTGTTGGCCCTGCTCAGAGGACGTCTCCTGCGCGGCCACATCCGCATCGATGCGGGTGATAGCCTCGCGCAGGTTCATGACGTCTTCAGAGAGCAGGTGCTCGGGATGCGGCAAGGGGTAGCCGCGCGGCGTGCGCTCGAGAGTCATCGCTCACCCTCATCAGGTCACGATCACGCGCAGGCGGCGCACAAACGGGCGGTGCTGCGGTGAACCGGACAAGGCCAGCTTCACGCGCGTGGTGCGATCCGCCCCCACGCCCACCAGGCTCGAGGCCTTGTAGGTACGCTCGACCCAGCCGTTGCCGACCTCCACCCCGGAAGACAAGGAGAGCGCCTGGAAACTGCCGGGCGTGCCGGACTCGGCCTGGACCGCCACGCTGGACGTACCGGGCGTGAGTGCATCGAAGGTCACCGAGACGTTGAAGGTGGCGGCAGCGGGAATGGCGCGCGAGAGGTAGTCCCCGGCCGCTTCCAGCGTGCCGAACACCAGTTGCGTGCCCGGGTACAGGATCGGGCTTGCCGTTTCCGTGCCGGTCAGGCGAGCCGACACCGCCAGGTTGCCCGAGAGCTTCTCGCTCAAGGCCAGGCCTTGGTCTTCCGACAGGGTGTAGATCCGTCCCTGGGCATCGGTTGCCAGGAACTGCACATCGGTGCCGGCGGCCGGACGCTCGACGCCCGCAAGCGCCATCACATCCGACAGGTCGGTCACCGTGTACTGGCCCAGAGGCACCGTCTTGGACGTCTGCGTGAAGCGACAGCCCAGGAGCCGAAACGTCAGGTCCTGCGTCTGATGTGGCGTCCAGGTGATGCCATTGCTCGATGAGAGCAGCACGCCGATCTGGTAGGGCTGTGCCGTCACCCAGCCGGTGCGCGGGTCGTACTTGCCCAGCTCCGCCACCGACACCGCGTGGTTGGCGTCATCGGTGAGCAGCACAATGGCGTACTCGCGGTTGGCCTCCAGCGCGACCGGGTCGAGGGTGATGTGTGTGGCATTGCCATCGGTCTTGATGTCGGACGCCTGCAACCGGCCCTCGGTCAGCACGGTGGTGGTGGGCATACCGACTTGCGTCTCACGGATCTGCACGATCACCGGCGCCGATCCCCCTTTGGTCGTAAACCACAGCTCCAGCCCGCCGATGGTCCGGCGCTCTTGGAGAGTGAAGGTCTGTGCCAGCGGGTCCCAGCGGCGCACCACCGTGGTCAGGATGCGACGACGCGTTTCGGTGACGATCTGGCCGCGCCCGACGTAGGTCGCCGAGCCGTAGCTGCCACCCGCCCCGAGGAATTCCACCAGCTTGGCGCCAGCCGGAATCGCCTGCGGGATCTGGAAGCTGCCGGTGAGCAGGCCCGAGGCGTTGGCTGCCGTGCCGGCCGGCTGCGAAATACCGATGCCATCGAAGCGCAGTTGTGCCAGGGCTTCGTTCGGCCCAAACCCCATGACGGTGTAGGCGACCTGCAAGCTGCGCAGGAACTGGGCTTCCTCACTCGAGGAGGCCAGCACCTGCTCCGAGCGTCGGGTCTCGACCACCTGTTCGAGCACGCCGCTGCCGGTGATCAGGCGCTCAGTCACATCCGACGCCCAGGTGGTGTTGGTCACCGTGAACTGGTCCACCGCCGGATGGAGTGTCACCCGGGCCGGTATCGGCTCGAAGGCCTGGTAGGGGTTGATCTTCATCGACCCGGTGCGGGCCAGCTGCTCGATCACCGGCGTCAGGGTGTAGTCCAGGGTCAGCAGTGCATTGCCGTTGTCCTTGGCGTGCTGGGCGCAAGCCGTGATCGGCAGCGTCAGCACCCCGGCCACAATCGCGCCGGTCTGAGCCACCCCTTGATCGCGCAGGTCATCGTCCAAGAAGTTATCGACGAAGAGGCCCTTCTTGGCGGCTGGCTCGCGGATGTTGGCATCCACGCGCAGGCGCTCCAATGCCATCAGATCGTAAAGATCGGCGATTCTCCGCTGCATCGCGGTGAGTTCCGACACCTTGATGGTGCGGATCGCGACGTTGCGCACAGCGGGTTGCGAACCACTGCGCCAGTCGTAGGCGATTTCCGCCAAGGCCAAGCGCGAAGCCGGCACGGTCGGGGCGACCGGATTCCTGACTTGCGAAATTCCCTTGATGCGCTCGACCTGACCGTCGGCGCTCAAGGCCAGCACATCCACGCGCGACAGCTTCCACTGGTAGTCGATGTACATCGTGGAACCCTGCACCACGCCTGCCACCTTGAAACCGGTGTCGGTCAGATCGGTGGGTGTGATGCTGGCGATGTACTGGTAGGTGACCTCGTAACTCGATCCCGGTGCGGGTTCGGCGCCCCCCGGGCTCCAGTCAATCTCATCGCCCACCACCTTGTAGTCGGTGCCCTGAGCGTAGGTGGTCGTGCCTTGTTTGATGGCGAGCACGGCCACCACGGTCGGTTCGGTCAGCACATCTCGCGATCCGGTGAAGGCGCCGTGCACAACGGTCTCGGTCTTCTGCTGAGTGACCTTGATGTCGAGCACCTGCGCAAGCGGCGGCCGGTTGATGGTCACCACCATGGAGCCATCGCCACTGTCATTGAACACCCGTGGCTCGCTGGAGACGCGCTGCAGATCCGGATCGATGGGCAGACACAGCCGTTGCGATTGGCTGCGTTCGACCTTGAAACCGTCTATGTTGGCGCGGCCTTCCGCCACCGAAAAGATGTGCTCTTGGCTGTCGCTGTCGGTGTCCAGAAACCGCACGCCCAGACCGTCAACGACATAGTGGCCGTTGGCGTCATAGTCGTAACGGGCCAGGCTCGCAATCACGCCATCGAGCACCGGCGGCTGACGGCGGTTCTCAAGGATGCCGTTGTCCAGCTTATAGACCGCGTGGAAGTCGCCGGGCTGTCCGTCCGAGGTGCCCGACCCTTCCCAGCCCCAGGCGAGCGTCTCCTGCAGACGTCCGGCTCACGCAGGTTGGGGTCTTCGAGTTCAGTGACCGTGCGGGTGGTGAAGCGCACACCCACGGCCACGCGGCCATCGACCGGTACGGTGAAGGAGGCAGCCGGCACCTCACGCACCGCGCCGCGCAGATAGACGCGACCGGCCTCCAGCGTGACCAAGCCGGTATCGGCATCGATCTGCAGGTTGGCGCCGCTGACGATGTCGCCATCCTTCAACAGCGCATCGGCCACGCCCTGCAGGCGGTGCATCAGCGTGCTCTGGATCTCGTTGAGCTCTCGGGACTGCAGGCCATCGCCCGCGCGAAACAGCAGCTGGGTGTAGTGCTTGGCCGGGTCAAACAGGTTGTAGTAGCGCTCGATCATGGGTGGCCTCGCTTAAAACGTCACGACAAATTCGAAGGTCTCGCGCGTGCTGGGCTGGCGCACGATGGGCACCGAGTTCTGCAGCACGAGAAGGATTCCAGGCTCAACAATCTGGGCCGGGATGAAAAATTTCTGCCCGGGGGGTAGCTCGGGATCGGTGTGGGTGCCGACGAAGAGGCCTTGCTCGCGCACCACGCTGGTCGCAGCATCCTCGAAGTCAAAGCGCACCCGGATGAACAGGTGGTTGGTGGGCTCGGTCACCAGGCGATAGCGCCCAGTCGGCACCACGATCTCGCCCTCTGGGTCAGCGGCAACGAAATGCACCTCATCCACCACCCGGCGACCCACCTCGCGCAGGAGCGCCGTCTGGCCAATCGGCTCGGGGGGATGCGAGACCTTGAAGTGGACCGTAACGTCACCGCCTGGCGGGATGGTGCTGGCCGGCAGACGCCGGATCACGCCCTCGCGGGCATTGGCGCTGTAGTCGACATCGAGCAGGTACTCGGTCTGGTCATCGAGCGTCGTGAGGCGGATGTCGGTCAGGTGCGTCAAGCCCAGCGCAATCACCCCCGCCTCATCAAAAGGTGTGCTGATCGCCTTGGTGGTGTCCCACAAAGGATCGCCCTCGCCCAGAGCGAGGTGCAGGGTTTGTTCTTTGATCGCGGCGGCAAGCGCGGCGCGACCGCTGGCAGTTAGGATGGCCATCGGGTGCTCCAGGAAATGAATGGGTTCAGAAAATCAGGACTGCGAGGTGTGGCTGGTGCCAATCAACTCGCGGGTGTCGGTCCAGGTTGAAGATGGCCAGCGCACACCGGTCCAGCTCTGGCCCTGCCAGCCGGCTTGGTGACTGGCCACGGCAACACGCGAGGGCGCAGCCTGCGTGTGGGTGTTGCACTCCGTGCTTCGGGTCAGCAGCCGTTGCAAGCTGGCAGTAGAGCCAGCGAATTCGTATGGCACGACATCGGTGAAGCCTGAGACGACAAGGCGCATTTCGGTCAGGGTGCGCCATTCGACCTCGGCCAGATCACCCAAAGTGAAATCACCCAGGGTGGGCAGCGACCGGATTCGAAGCAGCGCACGCCGGGGTGTGCGGGTATTGACCTCGCCGAGCACGACCTCCGAGAGCACCACCTGGGCTCGCTGGTATAACCTTGGCCGCCAGCCCGCCGCATCAGGCAATGCTGGATTGCCTCGGGTGTGTTCGCGGCGCACGAAGGCCCGGTCCAGACTGGGCACCGATTCGCCCAAGGCCCACATCCCCAGCGCCTGATCGGCACGGGCCTGGACGCGATGGACAGCAATGGCTTCGCGATGGGCCTGCAGACTCAGGGTTGGCACCACCAAGTCCCCCGGGTGGCCACGAAGGCTTCGCTCCAGCACTTCGACGCGGATCAGCCGATGCGGTGTGGCGGAGAGCTGGTCACGGCCACCGAGGGTGATCGCCTGGCCCTCTTCACGCCAGGCAAAGCGCGGCAAGTTGGCGTTGATGTCACCCAACGATGTGCTGTCAGAGAGCACCACCATCGCTCGTGCAAAGCGACGCTCAGGCAGCAATGTCTGTGCCTCCGGCACGCCCAGCGCATTGGCGAGCGTGAACAAATGCGAGTGCAGGATCTCTTCGTTGCGCGTATGCCCGGCATCACCCAGGGCCGAGAAGTCGAGCAGATAGCGGTCGATCAACCTCGCCACCGCAAAGCGTGTCGCTTCGCGCGTGGGCGTCAGGATGATCTCTTGGGGTGGATGCGCAAATTTGCGCACCCGGCCAAACGACAACTTGGTCTGCCCGTCCCGCCAGAACACGCCGCTGTGATCGGACAACAGTGCCTCGCCCAGTCGAGTCTCGTCCAGCACAACGCGACGCAGGTCATGGCCGTGGTAGATCCGTGACAGACGAGAGCGCGCCGGAGCCGACAGTCGGGCAATGGCGATCAGGTTGGCAATCGCCGTGTCGCTGTCGAGCACCTGCCCCGGATCGAGCTGAAACTCCGCAAAGTGAACACCGGGCGGTTCCTGCTCGACCGTGGCACCCATCCCGATCCAGGACAAAGCGGTCGAAAGTGCGGCCGGTGTCCCACGCAGGCGCTGCCAGAGGATGCCCTCGGCGATGGCTCGACGGGGTTCTGGTAGGTAAGGCAGCAATTCGCCCAGGCCATACTCCCAGATCAACCAAGGCAGCAGCAGGTCAGACGGATCGGTCTTGAACAGGCGGATCGCGTCCGCTGGCAGGGCCAGCCGGGCGAGCGAATCGGTGGACAGTGAAAGTGCCTGCTCCAGCGGTGTGGCATTGGCGGGCAGCAGATGGTCAGCAGTCATGTGCCCTCCAGCGCAGGATGGGGGCGCTACCGATCCCGCCCCGCAAATTCCAGATTCAGATGCATCAGCCGCACCGCCTGGTTGGCATTGGCACGGATATCGGTCGTGGGTGAATGCACCTCGACCTTGTGCACGCCGGGGCGCTGCAACTCGCCAATGACCCAGGAGAGTGTCAGATCCCATCCCAGCCCCGACTGCGCCGCCAGTGCGCCCTTGAAACGGGGAGCAATGGCCTCGAAGGCGGCCACCGGCGTGTCGGGATAGAGCCAGATGCGCGCGGTGACAGTGACGGGAATGAGTTCAGCCGCCACCACCTCGACGGTGTCGGTGAGCACCCGGATGTCGTCGCGCAGCACCACCGAACGAACAGCCTGCAGCACGGCATCCAGTACCGTGTCCTCCTCTGCCTTGGCAAGTACGCTGATGCGCACCCGACCGGGTTCGGGGCTGTCGACCTCGACATCGGCCACGTCTGGTGAAGCGGAAAGCGCCCAGTAGCGGTAGTGCGCAGCCCCACCGGCATTGGCAAAGCCGATGATGCGTTGGCGGGTGCGCAGCCGAAGCGCCTCGTCCGTCTCATTGACGAGGCGCGTGACACCGTAGAAAGCCGCCAGGTGATCCAGATCACTGCCAGTGGCAAAGGCCAAGAGGGACGCCTTGGCCGCTGCGTTGATGCGGTTTCTGAGCAGCACCTCGCGGTAGGCTGCCACTTCCAGGAGTTTCACCGCCGGGTCCGAAGCCAGCAGCGCCGAATAGTCGGGGTAGCGCGATTGAAACTCGGTTTGCAGCGCTGAGAAGATCGTCTCGAAGGATAAGGGCTCGATCACCGCCGGCGTAGGCAGGCTCGCCAGATCGCTTAGGGTCGTCATTCACACCTCCAGGCCGGTGAGCACGGCTGCTTGGCCATCGGGCAGGTAGATGCCTTCCAGATCGAGCACCACCTGCCCGACCGTGGCCGAAGCAATGCGCACGCGGGTGAGTTTGAAGCGGGGTTCCCAGCGGGCCAGGGCTTCGGCGGTCGCCGAATACAGGTCCATGGCAAGCCTCGGGGTCATGGGGTTGTCGACCAGAGCAGGCAGGCGCGAGCCATAGTCACGGCGCATCACACGGGTGCCGATGCGGGTGGTCAGGATGTCGCGGATGCTCTGGCGCAGGTGATCAATGCCAGCCAGGGGCTGGCCGGTTTGGGCGTTGCTTCCAAGCATCGTTGATTACCCTGCATAGACATTCGATGACCCTTGGGCCACGCTCGAGCCACAGGCCACCGGATCACCGAGCCGTCCGATCGCCTGTCCCTCGGCAAAGACCGAAGTGCTGCCTTCCGCCAGCACGCTGGCGTGGCAGGCGGGACCACAGCAGTGGGGCGCCCAAGCATCCCCTACCCGGTGCACCGCGATGCCATTGATGAACACCGAGGCCGCCGCCGAGGTACTGGGACGTGCCGGAAAGCAGCCGTGACCGGTGCAGTTATCGCCCAAGCGCGTTATCGCTGGCATGGCAACCTCCTTTATGTCGGAAAAAGTCTTGCCCGACACAAAAATGTCGCGATTCGAATTTCGCGACACATCGCGCCTTCAGTTCAGATCAATCCGGGGCGCAGTCAGCTGCGCGCCCTGATCGCTGAGTTCCAGTCGCGTCGGGCCGATCTCCAGCACGATCTTGCCGCCACTGGGTATTGACAGGCGCCAGTGGTGCTGGGCGCGGTCGTACTCCATCACCGCGCCATCCTTGAACAGGGTGCGCGAGATGTGCTCCGAGTCGGCAGGGGCCGGATGGTCTGCTCGGTAGATCGAACCCACCACCACGCCCTGATTGAGATCGCCACCGGGGGCAACCAGCACCACTTGCTCACCCGGCTCGGGCGGATGCCAGGTTCGATCCTGACCTGCGCGCAGCGTCGCAAAGGGCAACCAGCCGGTGGTGATGGGACCGGCCTGCACCCGCACCCGAGCACGCGCGGTGTCGAGTGCCACCACCTGACCCATGAGCGCCACGTTGCTGATGCGCCGCTCGGCCTCGGTCATGTCCTGGTGCAAGGTGCGCTCGCTCATGCGCTTGGCTCCCGGTAGTGGGTGCCGACTGGCTGATAGCGATGCTCATGGCTGACGCCGATCTCCGGCACCCAACTCACCCGCACCTGCAGCGGCAACACCCCGTCATCAATCATCGGCTTGGTCCAGTAGCTGACCTCGAAGGACAGACGGACCGCCAGTACCGGCGTGTCGCCCTCTCCACCCTGATCGACTTCGGTACGGGTCAGGCGCGTGCCTTCGACCAGCAGTCCCAAGGTCTCATCAAGATCGAGGATAGCTTCCACAGCCTGCGCCAGCACATCGGCCTCTTCGGCGGCGGCGTCTCCGCTGGCGATGATCTCGACCGACAACTCAAGTTTGCGATAGCGCAGCCCCGGATCGGCGTTCGGTTGATCCTCGATGCGCTCATCGCGGGTGTAGATCAGGATGGCGGGCAGCTTGGCAGCAAGCAGCGGGGTGCTGCGGTGGATGCTGATGCGGTTGGCGCTGATGCGCGGATCAATCGCCGGCAACTGCGCCACCAGCCTCTCCCTCACCGCCTCACGGATCAAGGTGCGTGGATGCTTCATGGCCGCCCCCTCCCTGCGTACCCCTATGCAGCATCAGTTTCAGAAAGCCGTGCCCATCAGGCCGCACCTCGACGATGAGGTAGAGCACGCCTTGCACCGTGACGGCATCGCCCTCAGTCGGCGTGGCTGGAAGATCAGCCTGCCGCACCTCCAACACTGGCTGCACCATGGACACCGGCACACCGGTGCTGGCATCCACCTCCTGGTGTGCAGCGGTGAACACGCCCCGACCTGGCAGCGCCTCTGCTTGCCCTTCAAGGTGAAACACCACCGGCTCACCGAAGGTGGTGAGCACGATGGATGACATCGCACGGCTCAGGTCACCAAAGACGGTCATGGTCACCTCCCATCACGATCACCAGCCATTGCTGGAGAAGAGCCGCACGGTCAGTGCCGGGCGCTTCACGATGGGCAGCGGGTTGGACTGGGTGTAGATGTCGACGCCGGTGCCGTTGGGACGTGCCAGCTGGTGGGCGTAAAGCTCCTGGCCATAGGTGCCAACCGCCTCCATCAGGTTCGCCGGGGCGAAGTAGGTGCGGAAGGTGTCGAGCGTGCCCAGCGGAAACGCCACCCCTTCGCGCGGTGGAATCAGGCGTGCCGTGCTGCCATTGGCCAGCGTCACCGTGCCGAAATACTCCTCGAACAGGATGGAGCCGAATCGGAAGCCTCGGCGCACATCGTCTCGGAGCGGGTTGGCGCCGGCCGTGCCCTGATAGAAGGTGTAGGCATCCTTGACGGTCTTGTGCTTGACCAGCGCATCGAAGAACTCGGGGCTGACCAGGGCGTGGATGCGGGTCATCATCTCGCCCTTCAAGTTCTCCTCGATGTGGCGGGCGACCTGGGTGCAGTGGATGACCATGTCCTCTGCGCCACCGAACACAAAATCCACCTCGGGCTTCTGGATGTCGAACTCCTTGTGCCAGTCATAGAGGTTGTTGCCCGCCCCATCCTTGGTGATGCCCAAGAGCGCATTGACGCGCATGTACTCCAGCGTCTGCGCGTGCTTGGCGCGCATCCGGGCCAGCTTGCGGGTCATCACGGTGACCAGCGGGTCTTCACCAGCGGCCAGACCCAGACCCCGGATGCCCTGGATCTCTTCGGGCAGTACCACGTCGTTGTGCGGGATGTGGGGCACGGCAAACGAGCGCACCGAACGCTTGTCGGTAGTGCCGACGGTGGCCGGTGCCCCTGGCGCCACGGCCGGCAGCAGGCGCAGTTCACCCTCGATGGACTCGATGGTGACGTTACGCTGGGAAATCGGCTCGGGCGCGAACAGACCCAGCTGGCCGACCCGACCATAGGGGTTGGGCAGCATCTGGATGGCTGCCGACATCTCGGCCAGCGTGAAGCCGCCGGCGTCGAAAGGATTGACGATCACAGTCATGAAAAATGCTCCTTATCAGGCGATTGGACGAACCACGATGCCGTGGGCAGCCAGTTGCTGGTGTTTGAGGGATTGGGCAGCGGCGTCAGTGACCGATGCATCGAAGGCCAGCGCACGGTCGGCGACGATCACCTGGCCACGGGCGAGCACCACCGCCTGGGTGTCGGTGTCACTGGCGGCGACTGGGTGCAGCAGCACGGCACAAGCGATCTCGGCGCCTTCGCTACCGGTAACAGCGGCGTGAGGCGAGAGGGTGTATTTGCCGTCAAGCGTGATGCGGCCAAGCACGGCACCCAGCGGGTAGGCCGTGCCAGACTTCAGAGTCACGGTTTCGCGGGTGTAGTCCGGGTCGGACTCGCGTTTAATCAGATCACCTAGCGTCGCGGGAGAAATCAAAGCTGTGCTCATTGACGACCTCCATAGGCTTGGGCCGCTTTGACCAGAGGGCTGTCAGCGACGGATGGGGGTTTGGTGGATACAGGTGCCGGGGCTTGGGCCACGATGTCTTGCGCGACATCGCGCTCAGCGGCTTGCTGCAGCACCGATTGGCGCAGCGCATCCGGGGTGACGCCGCGCGCCAGGGCCTGGGCCGGATCGACCGTGACCCCGAGGCGCTTGGCCTGGGCGGCGATCTCGGTGAGCTCCGCAAGTTGGCGGCGCAGTCGCTGCTCCACTTGGGCAGTGATGGCCGCTTCATCGAGCGGCGGGGTTTGCGGTGACTGCGCCAG